CTCAACCAGAGTAGTTTGCAATCCACGTGGTTACGCAAACTATGAAGATCGTGCTGACAAGTTTCAGTTAAAGTTTGTAGAAGTATAATTTATTGTTGTATGAAGCAACGAGAACCGTGTCTTGGACGGGGGTGCGAATCCCCCCACCTCCACCATAAGGATTTTTATGTTTGATGAATGGCATTGGGTTTATCTATGGGGCATATTAATTTGGATAAATTATATGTTCTGTCTCATAAAAAGTCTTTATGATGGGGGTGACTAGTTTCGACAGGGCAAGTAGTAGCAGAGTGGACAACACATCAGAGCAGATGTTAAAACTAAACAAAAGTAAACGCAAACGACTCACAGTTCGCATTAGCAGCTTAAACACTGCTTAGGGTTTTTGGTAGGTTTCCTCGTAACAGAATAACCTACCGCTTTACTAACGGATAAATAATTATGGCAAATAAAAACACAAGCCTTTTTGACCCTAAACTGCTAGATCTTGAAGGTGGTACAAATCACTTTTGCAAATCAGCTGCAAAATTGTATGAATTTTACCTAAGTGGTGACATTGGTTCACCTGAAGAATATATTGAATGGTTTGATGTTATTCGTAATGCCACATCCAGTGATACTATTCGCATCTACATTAACAGTGCAGGCGGAGATCTTTATACAACTCTACAATTTTTGCGTGTAATGGGCGAAACTCAAGCCGAAATAATTACCAGTGTAGAAGGCGCTTGCATGAGTGCTGCTACTATGATATTTTTAAGCGGACACGTTCATGAAGTAACACCGCACTCACTATTTATGTTTCACAACTACAGTGCAGGAACATTTGGCAAAGGCGGAGAAATGTATGACCAAGTACAATTTGAACGCCGTTGGTCAGAAAACTTTATGGTAGAAGTGTACAAAGATTTTCTAACTGAAGACGAAATCAAATCTATGTTGAACAACAAAGACATTTGGTTAAGTTCTGAGGAAGTAATAAGCCGACTAGAAGTAATCTACAAAAAACTAGAAGCTAAAAGAAATGATGTTGTGGCGTCTGTGGACTAAGGCCTTAGGTGACAAATCAGGCAGTACAAATCGTGAAGCAGATTATATTGCACTAATTCGTACTGCAATAGTATTGCTTAGTATAATAGCTAACATAGTTATTATACTAGGCGTAATCAGACATTGGTGAACACATGGCTATTAGTTTTAAAAGTATAAAATCAACCAACTTAGGTATGTTGGATAAAATCACAACAGGCAAACTACAAGGTTGCCGAGTGTGTGATGTTATACCAGATCACTATGAATACCTAATCTGGGCAGAAAAATCTGGATTACTAAAGTTTAATACAGAAACAACAAAGTTTATACAGCAACAGGCAGGTTATGTTGAAAAACAACGTCACTATGACGAAGAAGTCAAGCCTTGGCTAGACGAAGACATTCCATTTTAATTATCATCCCTATCATCTAGCGGCCAAGGATAGCAGGTTTTCAGCCTGTTCACGTGGGTTCGAATCCCGCTAGGGATGCCAAAATTTGCGGGTAAGCCTAAGGTAGGACGCCAGCCTTCCAAGCTGCGCTGAGTGGAGTTCGATTCTCCCTACCCGCTCCACTTAAGGATATGCTATGAAAAAAGAAATTGCTGATTATATTAATGCGGTAGATAGTTTTATTAAAAGCATTAAAATAAAAACAGGTGATAGTGTTAGTTGGTCTAGCAGCGGAGGTTCTGCGCGTGGCAAAATAACAAAAATAATTACCAGTGGCAGTGAAAATATTCCTGGCAGTAGTTTTAAAATTACAGGTACTCCTGAAGACCCAGGTGCTCTTATTCGTGTATACAGACCTGATGCTGATGGCAAGTATAAACCCACAGATACTATTGTTGGACACAAAGTCAGCAGTCTTAATAAAATTGCAGACTTATAGTCAGTTCCTATGTGACTTTAAAAAAGGCCGCGACAACGCCAACGGTTTAGCGTAAGGTAACAGTTGGATTTGCATCCTTAGCTCAGCGGTAGAGCAGTGCTTTTACACGGCAAAGGTCGGCGGTTCGAACCCGTCAGGATGTACCAAGATAGCCTATCAGATAGAACAGAAGATAAAACACATGAATTTTTTAGGAATACATACTGGTACACATGATTCTAATTTTACCTTTACAAGCGGTAAAAATATAAGGTATTTTAAATCTGAAAGATTTAAACAGATAAAACATCACGCTTACTACGGTATTACTACTGAATTACTAAATGATTTAAAAAATTTTGGTATAGATATAAACAAACTAGACGCTGTAGCAATATCAGGTCAGTTTAATTTGACAGATGCCGAAGAAAAACAATATCACTTATTAAAACAAACAGTATTTAACTGCGCTACTTACAGCGTAAATCACCATTATAGTCACGCATTAAGTTGTTTTCCTTTAGAAAATTATAATTTAGTTACTAAAAAATTTGTATTAGATGGAGCTGGTGTAAGCTCCTCTTCTGAAAAGCAGGATTACGAAACTATTTCAGTTTTTGATAATCAGGGAATTGTATTAAAAAAATATAGATTACCAGAAGTAATGTCTTTAGGTAGGGCGCTTAGAATTCTTGGGCAACATTGGAATCTAGAGGGCCATAGAACCGACCATGCGGGCAAGTTAATGGCATATCAGTCATATGGAAAAATTGACCTCTGTCTTATAAAGCAACTTGAAAATCTAAATATAACACAAATAGAAAAATTATTTTCAAATCCCCCAACAGAACCCTGTCACGATTGGTTAAGAAATAGGCATTTTATTAGTGAAAAAATAATTAATGACTTTTTTAAGTATTTAGCTTTAAATAGTGAATATATTTCTTACTCAGGTGGAGTAGCACATAATATACTAATTAACTCTCAGTTAAAACAGTGGAATAATAATATTGTTATTCCACCTCATTGTGGAGACGACGGAATATCATTAGGTCTAGTAGAGTTACTAAGACAAATATATCAACAAGAACCTTTTATTAATACTGGATTTCCTTACTGGCAACAAGATGAAGTTAAAGAGCTGCCATCAAAAACAGTAATTAAAAAAGCAGCAGAAATGATTGCTAATGGTAAAATAATTGGTTGGTGCCAGGGTAAAGGTGAAATAGGTGCAAGAGCTTTAGGCAATCGCTCTATATTAATGAGAGCAGATCTGGTAGATGGAAAAGACATAATAAATACTAAAGTAAAACATCGAGAACACTATAGGCCTTTTGGGTGCAGCATTCTATTAGAAGATACAAATAAACACATGGACTGTAATTTTTATAGCCCATATATGTTATACAGTGTTAATGTATCTGATTCATCTCTTAAATCTATAACTCACGTAGACGGAACCACTAGGCCTCAAACAGTAGTAGATGGGTTGTTTTCAGAACTATTACTTGAAGTAAAAAAATTAACAGGTTCTTCTATAGTTTTAAATACTTCACTAAATGTTAATGGATTTCCAATAGCTACACCAGAATATGCTATAAATCTTAAACATAAACTAGATGGATTATTTATAGGCAATAGTTATATTTAATTAAGTACTAATATATGGCTTTAAAGTGTTCACGGACGCACGCCACACTGTCACTGTGGAAGAGTGGGGATCGTTACCCCCTAAAGCCGCCAATATCTCTCTAAAGTGTTATCAGGTTGCATCCGCGGTTTGGGGCCGTGTGGTCTTGGTTCAAATCCAAGTAGGGAGACCAGTTTGTTTTGGCGTGGCCATGTTGTAATGGTAGCAACCTAGACTGTGACTCTGGTAGTATGGGTTCGAAACCCATTGGTCACCCCAAAGCAAATTAAGTCTCGTAAGTGTTATGGTAGCACATTAGTCTCCAAAACTAAGGGCGGCGGTTCGACTCCGTCACGGGATACCAAATTTAAACTTGAAGTTTTTTTAAAAAAATTTTATAATATATTCTTTAAGGAAAAATATGGCTAAAGCATATACAAAAGAATTTTTAGTTGACGCTTTCTTGTCTAGATATGTGTGTTTGGGATCGGTTGTGCTTGCTTCAATGCGAGTAATGGCTGAAAACCACTACGATAGTGTAGGCAAAGAAAAGTTTCGCACAAGTGCTTCGCTAGATGCAGAAGCAATTAAAAAGTATGTCGCAGAGTATGGAAGTGGTCTATCCGTCTAGTCTCATAAGCTAGAAATCGCAGGTTCGAATCCTGCCTCTGCTACCAAATTGGAGAATGAGAAGCATTGGCGACTTCAGCAGACTGTAAATCTGTAGCCCCCAGGGGCAACGGGGTTCGAATCCCTGATTCTCCACCAAGTATATCTCGCCTTAGTATAATGGATAATACATTGGGCTTCTACCCTACGAATGTGGGTTCGATTCCTGCAGGCGAGACCAATAATATATGAATAATGAAAATTTAGTTTATCGCCTAAGAAAACGTGCTGAAATTCGCAGGCAAATACCAACACGAAAATCTGTGCAAGAAAATGCACCTGATAGAATTGCAGACTTGTTAGAAGAAGCTGCTAATATAATAGAATTGTTGGAGAGTGGGCAGGATGGTAATGCAACAGATTGCTAATCTGTCATCCAGAAATGGGTGAGTGGGTTCGACTCCCACACTCTCCGCCAATTATTGCCACGTAGCTCAGAGGCAGAGCAATCGGTTGATAACCGATAGGCCGACATTTCGAAATTGTCCGTGGCAACCAAACGCGCGCTGATAGCTCAGTTGGTCAGAGCAGGCGACTCATAATCGCTTGGTCGGGGGTTCAAGTCCCTCTCGGCGTACCACTCAACCCAGCTACCTAGCTGGGTTTTTTGATTCAAAAAAATAATCTTGAACTTTTATGCTAATTTTAGTATAATATAATCTTTCCATAACCAACCAACCAAAGGAAACAAATGAAATACTATTTCGGACAAGTAGACAGTGATGATGTAGACAATTACGGAGACGAAGGTCTTTTTGAGTATGCTGGTGACCAGTACTACAGTTCAGTTGAATTTAATGGAGAAGATGACTTTGTTATTTCTGATTCAGTGGGTCGTAGCATCCCTATGTCAGTTAATCACATTGGTTTACTTATTCAAGTTTTAGAAGGAATAAGAGATTCAATTGAAACCATTGAAAATGGTAAAGCAGAACAAGAAGCAGTCGAAGACGAAGACAATATTACTGTATTTGAGTGGTAATCCCTAGTGAAAAAAACAGTTACAGAAACAAAAGTAAATACTCAATATCAGCCAACTAGACTAAATAAGTTGAAAAAGCTTCTTGAAGATAATCCTAATAATAAACAACTTCAAGAAGCTGTAACTAAAATTGCAACAACTTTGCCTGAGGGCAAGGTTGATTTTAGTATTGCGGCTCGTGTAAATTGGAAACCTTAATGACTATATTTGAATGGTATTTATTAATTGCCTTAACAACTTCGATTTATAGTATGTTTGATGTGTATATTCCAGTAATGCAAACAGCTAAAAGTAATTCAGTAAATAATGTGTTAACCAATAACTTTTTTCTGAGTTGTTTTATATTTTTTTGCATTACCATGATTATTACACCTTTTATTATTGCTCCACTGTTAATTCCTAGTATGAACGCTAGGTTTCGTGAGAGTTTGTTAAACAACATAAGCCAAGAGTAAAAATTTAAATTTGAATATTGTGTTATTGTATTGTATAATATATCTTTATTCAAAGGAAAACATCAATGAAAATTAAAGAATTTACTTATACCAAGCCAAATGGCGATGTATCTCAACGTACTATAGTAGAGTTGGTCACTCCTACTGAACACATTGAAGGTATTGATATTAGTGAATTGAGCATGGACTCTTACGCAGAGTTTGTTCAACAACTGAGTGAACTTGAAAAAGAAATCTATAACAAGCGTACAGAGTTGTACAATCAATTTGACCTCAAACATAATTACAGAAGGTTTGTACCTAGTCGTATGACCAATGTAGTAACCGACTACGAATAAGGAAATAAAATGGCATCAGCATGGACCGATGAATTGAAAGCGTCTGTTATTGAAAAATACGAGGGCGCAGAACCAACACCAGAAACATCAACAGAAATTATCAAAGATATTGCAGAAGAAATCGAAATGTCTCCTAACGGAGTTCGTATGGTTCTTGTGCAAGCAGGTGTTTATGTTAAAAAAGAAGCAGGTACTTCTAGTACTAAAACATCAACAAAGAAAGACGGCGACAAGCCAGCTCGTGTTAGCAAAGAAGATTCAATTGCAGCATTGCGTACAGCATTGATTGACGCTAACAAACCCGTTGATGAAGATATTTTGTCTAAATTAACAGGTAAAGCAGCAGTTTACTTTTTAAGCGTACTCTAATTATTTAAGGCGGCTTTGTGCCGCCTTTTTTATTTCAAGGACTAAAATGGCAACTAAAAAACGAAGCGAATTAGAACAAGAATTGATGACTGACGCTAATATTTTGCGAGTTATTGGATTGCTTGAGCCTAAAGATACTGCTACAAAACCTATTACTAAAAAAGATGCTTGCCAAATTTTAGGCATGGCATATAATACTACACGTCTTGCTACAATTATAGAAGAATTTAAACAAAAACGTGAACGTGATCAAAAACGCAGAGCAGAACTGCGGGGTAAACCAGCCACTAAAGACGAAATTTGCTATATTATTCAAGAGTATTTAGAAGGTAAACCAATTGACTCTATTTCAAAGTCAACTTATCGTGGTACAACATTTATTAAATCAATTTTAGAAGATCACGCTGTACCAATTCGTGTGCCTGGGCATACTTACTTTAACCCTCAACTGATTCCAGATGGAGCTGTTCGTGACAGATTTCAAATTGGTGAAGTAGTTTATTCAGCACGATATGATTCTACTGCTCGTATTGATGCAGAACAAAAAACCGATAAACATGGGTATGTTTATCGTGTATGGCTGCTTGCTGACAACTGGAAACAAAGTGCCTATCAAGAAGCCACAGAACTTGCCTCGCTGCAACATTTGCGTGAAATTGGAGTACGTATATAATGGATGAAAATATTCACTATAACAAAACCATTGATGAAAACATGGACAAAGGCTTTCAGGTTCGATTAGTAGTCAATGAATTTAAAAACGTAGAATATATTCAGCTACGCAAGTATTTTTTAACCTATGAGGGTGATTGGCAAGCTAGTCGTGAAGGTATTTCAATCCCAGCAACTATTGAGAACATCTATGGATTATTAGACGGCCTTCTTGACATCTGCGCCAAAGCAGAAGGCGATGATATTATCAGACACTATGCTGCTAAAATATTGATTGAAGAAAATTAAACTTGTTTTGTTTATTTAATAATGGTATAATATTCTTTTAAAGAAAGGAATAATCATGAAACCAACAATAGCAGTTTTTATTCACGATCCTTGGTGCGAGACCGATTGCGGCTTAGCAATGGCAGATTATTTTAAAAAGTATTTTACTGTAAAAATCATAGACTTAGATCACATAAACTCAGAGTTTCTAAACACAGTAGATGTGTTAGCACTTCCTGGTGGCATGGGCGATGCGGATGATTTTCACAATGTTTTTAGTTCTGCACAAATTAAAACTGTGCAAGACTGGGTATCTAATGGCGGTAAATACTTAGGCATTTGCATGGGTGCTTACTGGGCTGGCCCAAACTACTTTAATTTGGTTGTAGATTTAGAGGTTGAGCAGTATATTGCACAACCAACCGCAGATATTACAACTGATGAACCAACATTTGCTAACATAACTTGGAATAATGTTCCATACAATATGTACTTCTATGATGGTTGTGCTATTTTAGGTAATGATATGGAAGTTGTAGCTGAGTATGCAAATGGTGATGCTATGGCTGCTATTCAGGAAAATGTAGGCATGATAGGTTGTCATCCTGAAAGTGCAGAGTGGTGGTTTACTAGTGTTGATATGGATGCCTCACTGTTTGACCCACAACATGGTGAATTAATGTGTAATTTTGTACAAAGGTTAATAAACAAATGACCAAGATTGAACAGTTTTTAGATTCCGCTTCAAAAGCTTATTATGCTGGTAGTCCTATTATTAGTGATGAACAGTTTGATAAGTTAGCGGATTCTATTGGCTATAATAAAGTAGGCTCAAAGCAGCATGAAAACAAGGAAAAACACTTATACCCAATGTACAGTCTTCAAAAATACTACGAAGACGAGGGAGTAAAACCGCTTGAAGGCATCAAAGATTTATCTTATAGTGTTAAACTTGATGGTGCTGCGGTTAGTTTACTTTACATAGATGGGCATTTAACCCGAGCACTAACTCGTGGCGATGGCACAGAAGGTCAGCTTATCACAGATAAGCTATTAGCCACTAAATTAGTGCCACTTGAAATCCCCTATAAGGGAGTAATCCAAATTACTGGAGAAATAGTAGCACCGATTAATATTGAAAATAGTCGTAACTATGCTGCTGGTTCACTAAATTTAAAAGATTTAAACGAATTTAAAACTCGTGCTCTTAGCTTTTTTGCCTATGGTGTTCAACCATGCCTACGCGATACTTTTGACCAAGACATGGCAGAATTAAAATCTTATGGTTTTGGTGTAATCAAGGAAAATGATTTAGATAAAATATTTCCTTGTGATGGTATTGTATTTCGTGTAAATAATAATAAACAATTTTACGAACTAGGATACACAGCCAAACACCCAAAAGGTGCTTTTGCTAAAAAGGAAAGAGCTGCTCATGTAGAAACTAAACTATTAGATGTTGAGTGGCAAGTAGGAAAAAGCGGAAAAGTAACCCCAGTTGCAATCTTAGAACCAGTTTATATTGGTGATGCACTTGTAAGTAGAGCTACACTAAACAACCCAGGTTTTATAGAATCACTAGACCTTCGTATAGGTGACACAGTTGCAGTGATTAGGTCTGGAGAAATTATTCCTTGTATTTTACATAAAGTAGATGCTTAAGGCATAAGAAATTTTGACTTGTTAAATGTTCCTAAAATCAGTATAATATATATTCAAATTGATGAGAAACCATGAAAATTGAAATACCTGTAAACTGTCCTTGCTGTTCGTATACACTTGAGATGATTAACGATCAACTCTTTTGTAGAAACACGGCTTGTGATGCACAGCTTACCAAAAAAGTTGAGCATTTCTGCAAGACTTTGGGTATCAAAGGCATGGGTGCTAAAACTATTGACAAATTAGGTTTGGCTGATATTACAGAGATTTTTTACTTAGATGAAGATCAAGTATCTAGTGCTCTGTCAAGTAAAGTATTAGCCACAAAATTAATCAATGAAATAGAAAAAGCCAAACAAGTTGATTTAGCCACAATTATTACATCATTTTCTATACCATTAGTAGGCAATACTGCCTCTAAAAAGATTTGTGCAGCCATCAATAATATTGATGAAATTACCTATGACAAATGTCGTGAGGCAGGTTTAGGCGATAAAGTTTCACAAAATCTAGTATCATGGTTAGAATCTGAGTTTCTAGAAGTAAGAGAATTCCTACCCTTCTCTTTTACTTCAGTAAAAGTCCAATTACAGAGTGGCGGAAAGTCCGTCTGTATTACTGGAAAACTATCTTCTTATAAGACAAAATCAGAAGCCTACAAAGCATTAGAAGAGGCAGGTTTCAAAGTTACGGAAACAGTAACGAAATCTACTGATTATCTTGTTGATGAAGATAGTAAGGGAAGCGCAAAACGTAAAAAAGCCGATGAACTCGGTATTACAATTATCCAAAACCTAAACACTTTCTTGAAAGAAAAACAAAAATGACAGAAAAAGCTAAAAAATGGAGTGACGACGCCGTTGACCAAATGTTGAAAATCGTTAATGGTGAAAGTCCCGTATCAGTTGGCAAAGTTGAAACCGTTGCAGAAATCCTTGGTTTTACAACACGATCAGTTGCCAGCAAATTGCGTCAAATGGACTTTGAAGTTGCTTCTATGGCTAAAGAAAAAACCAGCACATTTACAGCTGAAGAAGGCGAAGCTCTTGCCAAGTATGTAAAAGCTCACGCAGGCGAACTTACATACAAAGACATTGCCAGTAATTTTGCAAATGGACAATTCTCCGCAAAAGAAATCCAAGGCAAACTATTGGCTTTGGAATTGACTGGTTCAGTTAAGCCAGCCGAAAAAGTTGAAGCAGCTCGTAGCTATACAGAAGCTGAAGAAACTACATTTATCAAAATGGCTGAAAGCGGTGCTTACATTGAAGAAATCGCTGCTAAACTTGGTAAGGAAATTGCCAGTGTTCGTGGTAAAGCACTCAGTTTGACACGCAAAGGTCAAATCAGCAAGATTCCCGCACAACGTGAATCACACGCTAAAGAGTCAGTTGATCCAGTAGCCGCACTAGGCTCTGCAATTACAACTATGACTGTTGCTGAGATCGCTAAAGCTGTTGATAAAACAGAACGTGGTCTTCGTACTTTGCTTACCCGTCGTGGTATCAAAGTTGTAGACTATGATGGCGCTGCCAAAAAAGCTAAAGCAGAAGCTAAAGCCGCTGCTTAATATAGTTTAAACCATGTAGCCCAAGAGTCTATAATAACTCTTGGGCTTTTTACTTTGGAGATCAGTAAGTGAAAGTAAAAATTACATACCACGATAACGAGTCGTTTACTGTTGAAGAAGTAGTAAAACAAGCAGTCCATAATTATGGTAAAATGGCGCAAGTAGAAGTAATGCCTGAGTCAACAATGGCATACGATTACTTGTACTTTGGATTGCAACAGTTAATTACTCATGAGCAGTTGAGTATGCTTTTTGATAAAGATCCTACATATCAAAAAGAATTAAAAAAATTAAGAGAGCAAGTTCTTTATAAAGTAACTGAAATTATAGATCAAGTCATTATTGATAATGAAGCTAAGGTAAGTTAATATGGATGTTTCAGCCGTTGTTCTAAATAAGCTACTTAGCGAGCAAAGCCTAGATATATGGGCAAAGCTAAAGCTTGTGTTTTTAGACCCGGCCTACTCAAGCATATATTCGATTGTTAATAAGCATTACGAGAAGTACAATAAACTTCCTAGCTTTGATGATCTTGAGCTTACCCTTAGAGAAGGTCCGTCAGCAAAAACACTGGCAACTTTAAAGTTAACAGAAGTTCCAGAAGTATCAGCAGAAATAGCGTTAGACGCTCTCATAGACCACTATACTCAAAACGAAACAATAAAATTATTAGATAAATTTGTAGATAAGTTACCACTCTACGACTCTAATGAAATCAAAGAAAATTTATCTTCAATTGCACTAACTATTGAAGAAAAAACGCATACTAGTGAAAAAGTATTCACTATGTCAGATATGCTATTATTTCAACACCCCGAGGACCTTGCCAAAGAACGTGTGTTTTTGGGTCTTAACAATACTTTTGATGCAGTATTGGGTGGTGTTGCACGTCAAGAATTAATACTAATAGGCGGTAAGCGTGGTTCTGGTAAATCTATTACCAGTTCAAATATTTTTGTTAATCAATATGAGATGGGCAACAGTTGCCTGTACTTTAGTATTGAAATGACTGCGCAAGAAACAAACCAAAGAAACTTGGCTATCTTGGCCAACGTTGACTTACAAAATTTAAAACAAAATAAACTAACAGATGACGAAGTACTACGAATAGTAAAAGCCAGAGCAGGAATGTTTGAAAGCGCAGATGAATTAGTTTCCGATTATCTGCGCCATCGAGACAGATTTAAGTTTGAAGAAACATTAGTTAGAAACTTTGCTCTTAAACCAGAAAATCAGATGGTTATTGTTGATGACAGAGACTTAACTCTTGGAAATATTGACTTACACATAGGCAAAATGAAAGCTAGATTTGGAGATAAACTAGCGGTTGTAGTAGTAGATTATATAAATCAAATTAAAATTGAAGGTAGTTCACAGTATGATTGGCAACCACAAATTGAAGTGTCCAAAAAGCTTAAAAATCTTGCACGCAAATACGAAGTGGTCGTGGTCTCACCATATCAAATTGATGCTAGCGGTGAAGCTCGCTTTGCAAAAGGACTACTTGATGCCGCAGACATTGCACTTGTTATGGAAGCCCATGATAAAGATCAACAAGCAATATCCTTTGAAACCACTAAAATTCGTGGTGGCAAAGAAATGGCCTTTACCTGTCCCATTAATTGGGATACCTTACGCATCTCGCCACAGTCTCTTGACAAACCTGCAAGTAAAGAAATTATTAAAAAAGCTGGATCGTCTAAAAAGTCAACAGACTCCGTAAAAGATGAACAATCCAGTGACTTACCTTGGAACGCATAATGAGTGATCCAGTACTAGAACTAATACAAAAGAATAACTTAGCTTTTACAGTGAGTGGCCGAGACTACCTAATTGGTTGTTTAAATCCAGAACATCCAGATAGTAATCCTAGTTTTCGTGTAGATAGGATTAGTGGTGTAGCACACTGTTTTGCTTGTGGATTTAAAACTAACATATTTAAATATTATGGAGTTTTTACTAATCCTGTACCAATCAAGATAGCAAAACTAAAAGAAAAACTACAGGAAATAAAAGCGTATTCAGGCAACTTAGAAATACCTTCAGGCGCTACTCCCTATACTAAACCTTTTAGAGGAATATCTGTAAAAACACTACAACACTTTAATGCTTTCTACACACATCAAGTTGAAAAACTAGTAGACAGAATTATATTTCCAATTACAGATGTAACTGGTAGAACCGTAGTTTATGTTGGTAGACATACCTTAAGTAATGGTAATCCAAGGTATCTTAATTACCCTAGTGGTGTTCAGATTCCGCTATTTCCTGCACAATTACCCTCAGCTGGAAAAAGTTTAGTAATTGTAGAAGGCATATTTGATATGCTTAACTTGTACGATAAAGGTTTAACAAATGTAACTTGTGCCTTTGGTACTAACACACTACAAAATAACACAGTACAAAAACTACTGCCGTTTAAGGCTCAGGGCGTAACACACATCTATCTTATGTTTGATGGTGATGAAGCTGGAGAAAAAGCAATGTTTACTCTAAAACCCATAATAGAAGAATGTGGTTTTATAGTTGAAAATATTGTACTACCTGATGGCAGTGACCCTGGTGAACTATCTGAAGAAGATGTAAAATCCACCATAGAATATATTAAAAAATAAACTTGAATTGTTAGCCCAAATACGCTATAATAAAGTATTACAAGGAAAATTATGACAAAAATTGCACTCATTGATAAAGCACCCAATAAAACTAGATATTCAGAGTATTTTGAGTTTGAGTTTGACCACTATCATATGTCAAGCAAACCCATAACAAAACTGTTGAAAAAAGACGTAGATCTTGAAGTAGACTTAAGCGAGTACAATTTTGTTATCTTGGTAGGGTCAGAAGCTGCCAAAGAGTACGCTAAAATTACGTCGGTAACAAACATGGCTGGACAGCTTGTTAATGATAAATTTATTGCTATTTCAAATCCCAGTATGCTGTCGTTTAAACCTGAAGGTAAGCCAGACTTTCAACGTGCTTGTGATAGAATTCACAAGTACATTAAAGGCGATATTAAACCTACAGTTAGCGGAGATTATTCTGGTATTAATAGTACCAAGGAAGCCAAAGCTTATTTAGAAGAAATTATTGCTAATGCAAGTGGTTATGTGGCTTGGGACACAGAAACAACAGCACTTTATCCCAGAGATGGTTATGTTTTAGGTGTATCTTTAACCTACAAAACTCATCAAGGCAGATATATCTCCACAGATTGCCTTGATGAAGAGTGCATGGAGTTGCTGAACACTATTGCTCGTGATTTTATAACTGTGTTTCACAACATGAAATTTGACTACAAGATGATTAAGTATCATCTTGGAATTGAGTTTGATCGTAGCAGAGTTCATGACACTATGTTGTTACACTACGTACTTGATGAAAATGATACACACGGCTTAAAGCCACTAGCACTTAAGTACACAGATTATGGTGACTATGACAGTGAACTAGATTCTTTTAAAAAGGATTATTGTAACACGCACGGTATGCTACAAGATGACTTTAGCTATGACTTGATTCCTTTTGACATTATTTCACAATACGCTAGTATTGATACTGCTGTTACTTTTGACTTGTTTAACAAGTTTTGGCCTATTGTACAAAAGAATGACAAATTTAGATCAGTATATGAAAATTTACTAGTTAAAGGCACACTATTCTTAATGGACATGGAAGAAGTAGGTATTCCTATTAGCCGTGAACGCATGGAAGCTGCAAACACTTACTTAAATGAAAAGATTCAAGAAGCAAAAGAAACTATTTATACCTTTGATGAAGTAAAACAGTTTGAGCAAGACCAAGGCAAAATCTTTAACCCTAACTCTGTACTTCAACTAAGAACAATCTTATTTGACTACCTTAAATTAAAGCATACTGGTAAGAAGACTGCAACTGGTGCAATTTCCACTGATGCAGAAGTGCTTGAAGAACTTAGCGAACAACACCGCTTACCTGCAGCTATTCTAAATGTACGTAAACTGGGCAAAATTCAGAATACTTATATACAAAAAATTCTTCCAGAATTGGACAAAGATGATAGAATTCGTACTAACTTTAACCTTATTTTTACCACATCTGGCAGGTTGTCTAGTAGCGGTAAGTTTAATGCCCAGCAGATACCGCGAGATGATCCAATTATTAAAGGATGCATCCGAGCTCCACTTGGCTATAAAATTGTAAGCCAAGACTTGGCTACAGCAGAAATGTATTACGCTGCTGTGTTAAGTGGCGACACAAACTTGCAGCAAGTTTTTATTAGCAAAGGTGATTTTCACTCAACTATTGCTAAAATGGTGTTTGATTTAGTTTGTCAAGTAGAAGATGTTAAAAAACTATTTGGCGATAAGCGTCAAAGTGCTAAAGCAATTTCTTTTGGAATTTTATATGGTAGTGGACCACAAAAAGTATCAGACACGGTATCAAAAGCAACAGGAGAAACCTATGGCGTTGACAGGGCTAAAGAAGATATTAAAAGTTATTTTACAAAATTTAGTGGACTTAAAACTTGGCTTAATTCTCGCAAAGAGTTTATTCAAGAAAACGGCTATACTTATAGTTTTTTTGGTCGCAAGCGCAGGCTGCCTAATGTGTTTAGCACAGACAAAGGTATTGCCGCCCACGAAGTTAGGTCAGGCATCAATTCGGAGATCCAATCTATTGCTAGTGATATAAACTTATTGGCTGCAATAGACACTGCCAATGAAATATCTGCTAAAGGTTTAGATGCTAAAATATTTATGCTTGTACATGACTCTATTGTTGCACTAGTAAAAGACGAGTGTGTAGAAGAATACTGTGAAATCTTAAAACGTAACACACAAAAAGATCGTGGTTGCTCTATAAAAGGCTGCCCTATTGGAGTAGATCAAGATATTGGTCAAGATTACTCCTTTGATAAGTTTGAAGGATACTATGAACTTAGAGAAAATAGTTTGGCCCGTATTTAGACTAGGTGAAAAAACTCCGCAAACAGAAGACGGTGTAACGTACTATGCTACTGAGTATGAAGATTTAGATACCAATGAGCATAGTGCAGTTATGCGGATAGTTGATGATAAAAGCATAAATAAAGAAACCCTAAGTCGCAGAAGGCTACAATTATTGGTTGAAGGCGTAAAGCTTTTTCCTATTAATAAAGCAGTGTATTTTCTAGGTGATTTGCTAAAATTAGCTAAAAATACTACTTGGTTTATTGACAGCCATGGAACGGTATTTCAGTATAAAAAGACTCGGCGAGTTAAATTGTTAGTGCAAGAAATAACTAAAGTTTTACCAACTAACGGCTTAGGTGCAGTTATAGAACTTAAAAATATACCACAAAGATTTAAAACTGCTTTTAAACCAAATGATGATGATACTTACGCTGCTGTACTATATTCAAACCATTGTTATATATTATATGGTTTGTACAAAGACAAACCAAAAGAAAGTTGGAGATTAATTTAATGGCTAAGGCTATAATATCTAATCGTATATACATGGATAATCCAGGTGTAGAAGAAACCAAAGCCATACTTAAAGCATTAACTTATAAAATTAACAAAGATACTGGGTCTAAGAAATTTTCCACAGTAGAAACAATTAAAAATTATAGGTTACTACCACGCGGTATTTTATCTATTCCACAGGGCAGACATGATTTAATTCCCACAGAGTATGAAATTACAGATAAAAGAATTTTTGTACCAGCTCCTTTTCCAAACCCAAAATTCCCGCTTAGACCAGAACAGCAAATTGTTTTTGACGAAATTTCAGACACAGTTTTTATCAATGCTCTTGTTGGATGGGGAAAGACTTTTACAGCCCTACACCTTGCACACAAGTTTGGGCAAAAAACCTTGGTTATTACCCACACCGCAGCCCTCAGAGATCAGTGGGCAGAAGAAGTTGAAGTTTTATTTGGACATAAACCTGGAATCATTGGCGGTGGACAAGTTGACCACGAAGACCACTTTATAACAGTTGCCAATATTCAAACACTAGTCAAATACACTAGTCAACTTGCCAAAGAGTTTGGTACTATTATCTTGGATGAAGCCCACCACTGTCCTGCCACTACATTTGCATCAACTATTGACTGTTTTCATGCCAGATATAGAATTGCGCTAAGTGGCACAATGATTCGCAAAGATCAAAAACACATTGTATTTCGCGACTATTTTGGAGATCATGTAGTTAAACCACCTCAATCTAATACTCTTACTCCTCAGGTTAAGATTATAAAACCAGGAATTATATTAAAACCCAACGCTACTTGGGTAGAAAAAATCAATTATCTTACGCAAGACGACGACTATCGCCGCTTTATTGCAAGTATTGCATTAACTCAAATGGCTGCAGGACACAGAGTATTAGTAATTGCAGATCGTGTAGAATTCTTAGAAAAGGTTTCAGAATATGTTGGTGACGAAAGTGTGTTGGTTGTTGGTGGGTCAGAAAGTCAAGAACGACAGCTTGCCAAACGACAGCTTGCCAAAGAACAATTACTTAGTGGAGAAAAGAAGTGTGTTTGCGGCTCAAGACAAATATTCTCAGAAGGCATATCTATTAACTCGTTGTCCTGCGTTATTTTAGCAGTTCCTATGAGCAATGATAGTCTACTAGAACAAATTGTAGGGCGAATACAGCGTATTCATGAAGAAAAACTTACACCTTTAGTAATAGACATAAATTTTTCTGGATATGCTGACAAGAAGCAAAATAATGATAGGTTAGGTCTTTATATGCGTAAAGGTTGGGAAATCATTACAGTTTGATGAAAAATTCACTTGTCTAGAAATCCTTAAAGTGGTATAATATTATCTAGAGAATAGCACACAATGACTACTCTATTTTTCAACATATTAGTCCTGGAACAAGAAACTAATTGTAACCCAGACTATATGATGCGAGCTCTTTATTTTTATTGGCAAAATAAAACATTACCTAAAACAAAATATAGTGTTTATAAACCCATTACAAAATCATTAGCTGGCAGTAGTTTTCTACTAAATCCAAAAGACTTTTTTAAAGATAAAACTACAGATATTCGGTATTTAGCTCAATATCTAAGATTATGTGGTCGCAGAGACTATCAATTATATAAACTACAACACATTAAATACTTAGATCTGAGCTACTTTACTGATTTAAACTTAAATGCATTGGATACTAATCCATTGCTAGAAATAACAAACGAACAAATAAAATTCAAATACGAGGAATTAACAAATGGCAATTAGCTTTAAAAATACTAAAGGCAAAGCACAATCAAATAAGGTTGAAGCCTTTGAGTACAAAGACGGAGAAAATTCAGTACGATTAATTGGTGGTATTCTTCCACGATATATTTACTGGTTAAAAGGCACTAACAACAAAGATATTCCTATTGAGTGCTTGGCATTTAGCCGTGAAAAAGAAAAGTTTGATAATCTTGAAAAAGATCATGTTCAAGAGTTCTATCCCGAAGCTAAATGTGCTTGGAGTTATTCAATTAATTGCATTGACCCAAAAGATGGTAAAGTCAAAGCTCTTAACTTAAAGAAAAAATTATTTGAGCAAATTATGGCAGCCGCAGAAGACTTGGGTGATCCTACCGATTTTGATACAGGTTGGGATGTAGTGTTTAAACGCACTAAAACAGGTCCACTAGCGTTTAACGTTGAATATCAACTACAAGTTTTGCGCTGCAAACCACGTAAACTTTCAGAAGCAGAACGTGAATTAGCTAATGCTGAAAAAACAATTGATGAAAAATATCCACGTCCTACAGAAGCTGAAGTGCTAGCATTACTGCAAAAAATTAGTTCTGGTACTGACGATGAAGGTCAATCAGAGTCTGAAAAAGAAGCAGTAAAAGACTTAGTAGAATAAATAACACAGGCCTGGTAAACTTATAGCTTACCAGGCTTTTTTGTCTAAAAAAATAATGAAAATACTTTTCACAGCAGATGTTCACATAAAATTAGGGCAAAAGAACGTACCTATAGAGTGGGCAAAAAATCGATTTAATATGCTTTGGGAACAACTCAAACAACAACAAAAACAATGCGACTTATTTGTTGTAGGTGGTGACATATTTGATAAATTACCTAATATGGAAGAACTAGAAACTTACTTTGATTTCGTTTCTAGTTGTCAAGTGGAAACTATAATTTATCCAGGTAATCATGAAGCCGTTAAAAAAGACACAACTTTTTTATCAAATTTAAAAATTGTAACAAGTCGCCTTAATCCTTTAGTTAGAATTGTAGATGACTTTTATACGTATAAAGGCGTTGATTTCGTTCCCTACAATAAACTAAAAGAACTTGAAAAAACGGAATTTAGTTTTGCCAAAAAAGTTTTGTGTACCCACGTAAGGGGAGAAATTCCTCCTCATGTTAAACCTGAGATTGATCTTGATGTATTCAATAAATGGGAAGTGGTACTCGCTGGCGATCTACATTCTTATGATAATTGTCAGCGTAATATCTTATATCCTGGAAGTCCTATTACTACCAGTTTTCACCGTAATTTAGTAGATACTGGTACTATACTGTTTGATACAGATAGCACAGAACATCAATGGTTAAAATTAGAATTGCCACAATTAATTCGTAAAACTGTTGGTGTACATGATGAAAAGCCTGCTACTCAATTTCATCATACAATGTATGAAATTGAAGGCGATATGCAAGAATTAGCAGAGTTAGAAAACTCTGATTTAATAGATAAAAAAGTTATAAAACGAGCCACAGAGTCTGCCTTAATCCTAGACCCTACTATGAGCTTATCGGAAGAAGTTTCCGAATATTTAACATTTATTTTACAACTACCACAACCAACAGTAGAAAACGTACTAAAGGAAATGCAAAATTATGCAGACAAATTCGAACAATAATCTTACAGTAGAACTATGGTCACAGCCCAACTGCCCTGCCTGTGAACAAGCAAAAAATTTACTAGTTTCTAGGGGCATAGCATATCAAGTAAAAATGCTAAATGTAGATATTACCAAAGAAGAGTTTTATGCTCGTTTGCCCGATGCACGCTCAGTACCGCAAGTATTTATTAATAACGAACATATTGGCGGATTAGCAGAACTAACAAATGCATTAAGATGATTACATTAAAAACATTACGATGGTCTAATGCTTTTAGTTATGGCAAAGATAATAGTGTATGTTTTATTAGTGGCCCACTAACCCAATTGGTTGGAAAAAACGGTCACGGTAAATCTAGTATTGCTTTAATCCTAGAAGAAGTACTGTTTAATAAAAATAGCAAAGGCATTAAAAAAGCCGACATACTTAATCGTTATACCAAAGATAAAAGTTATACAATAGAATTAGACTTTGAAAAAGACGGAGTAGACTATCAAATTAAAACTACTCGTGGTACTACGCAAGCCGTAAAATTATTTAAATTTAACAACGATATTTCAGCACACACAGCCACAGCAACTTACAAGATGATTGAAGACATTATAGGTTTTGATCATAAAACGTTTGCACAAATTGTGTATCAATCAAATGCCAGTAGTTTAGAATTTTTAACTGCGCCAGACACGGCTAGAAAAAAGTTCCTTATAGAATTACTTAACCTAGGCAAGTATACCAAAGCGCAAGAAATATTCAAAGAAGTAGCCAGTAACCTTAACAAAGATATAGTTGCTGTTGACACACAAGTAAAAACAATAAGTAGTTGGCTAGACAAGTACAGTAGTACTAACTTAACACAAAAAACAATAATAGAAGTACCAGTATTAGATGAAACATTAATTGCCGAGCAAGCTAATATTGAAAACAAATTAAAAACTCTAGAACAAACCAATAAAAAAATTACTGCAAATAATACTTATAAACAAATACAAAACAATTTAAAAGTATTTCCAATACCAGATAAACCTGACTCTGTAGATAGCACACTAAAAGTTAGTGCTGAGGAAGCTAATACTGAACAAATAGAATTAAATAAAACTATCAGAGATTCTCAAACTTTTGTAACAAAAATGAATGGATTATCTGGTACTTGTCCTACTTGTTTACAAACTATTGATGAATCTAAAATTGCAAGTTTATTAGCAGAACAAGAAGATTTGCAACAAAAAGCTAAAATTAGAAAGCAAGAAGCTGATAAAATTATATCAGAGTATAGTACTCAACAAACAAAATATAAAAATCAACTTTTTGATTATGATAAAGCTATAAAAGCCAAAGAAGAATGGGAGAAGTATCATTCTTTGATTGATACAGAATTATCAGAAGATTTATTAGACAAGAATGAACTTGAATCTAAGTTTACAGCACTTCAAATTGCAGTAACTAATATTAAAACTGCTATTACCCAAGCAGAAAAAAATAACCGTGAAGCAGAAGCGCATAATACTAAAACTGAAATTATTTCTAAGCAGTTAATAGAAATGGGCGAAGAATTAGAAAAATATTCTGGTACTTTACATGAGCTATCTGAAAAGATGGGTATTATAAATATTCTTAATAAAACATTTTCAACAACAGGTTTAGTTGCCTACAAAATTGAGTGTTTGGTCAAAGATCTAGAAGAATTAACCAATCAGTACTTGGTAGACTTAAGTGATGGTAGATTTCAAATAGCTTTTCGTATTAGTGCCAGTGATAAATTAAATGTAGTTATCACTGACAACGGCAAAGATATTGATATTCTTGCACTTAGCGGAGGAGAACGTGCTAGAGTAAATGTAGCTACACTACTGGCTATTCGCAAATTAATGCAATCTCTGTCAAGTTCTAGAATTAACTTATTAATTCTAGATGAAACTGTAGAAACACTAGATGTTGATGGAAAAGAAAAATTAGTAGAAGTTTTATTAACCGAAGAGTACTTAAATACTTTTATTGTATCTCACGGATTTACTCATCCTCTACTAGAAAAAATAAATGTTATTAAGAAAAATAATATTTCACAAATAGAGGCATAGTATGACAGTTGATCCAAGAGCCAAAGGTGCTAGAACCGAAACAACAGTGCGAGATTTACTTCGAAAGCACACAAATTTAAATTGGGAAAAAATACCTGGATCTGGGGCGCTTGACCCTAAACATCAGCTTAAAGGCGATTTATATGTACCTGGGCGCACTAACTTGTGGTGTACTGAAGTAAAAGGGTATGCTAAGGATCACCTTACCAGCAATATTTTAACTGGTAAGAGCCCTCAGTTAATAGAATTTTGGAAACAAGCTATTCGTCAAGGTGAGCAAGTAGGCAAAAAACCTTTGCTAATATTTAAATACGATCGCAGCAAGGTATTTGTAGCCTTTAAAGAAATGCCTACAGATAATGAGTACAGATACGTATTTGTAAATTGTGATCAGCATGAATTCTATATAGCACTCTTAGAAGACTGGTTAACACATGAGCAACCAGAATTTGTCACTTGAATTTTCTAGTAAAATATTGTATAATTATGTCTTAAATCACAGAAAAGAACGCAAATGAAATCATTTCAAGAAATTAACCAAGACAATAATACATTACTTATTGTAGATTCACTAAACTTAGCCTTTCGCTATAAACACAGTGGCGCTACAGATTTTGCTGAAGACTACTTACGCACAGTAAATAGCTTAAAGAAAAGCTATAAAGCATCACACGTTATTATAGCTTGCGATCAAGGTTCTAGTACTTATAGAAAAGCACTGTACCCAGAGTATAAACAAAATCGCAAAGATAAACAAGCCGAACAAACTGATGCGGAAAACGCAGCTTTTGAGTTATTCTTCGAAGACTTCTTGGCTACACTCGAACACATTAAAACAAACACAGACTATCCTATTATTAAGTTTCAAGGTGTAGAAGCAGACGATATAGCAGCATATATTGTTTCAAAGAAAAAAACACTTCCTTTTGACGAGATATGGCTAGTGTCCTCAGACAAAGACTGGGATTTACTGGTTCAGCCCAAAGTATCAAGATTTAGCTATGTTACCAGAAAGGAAGTTACCCATGAAAATTGGGAAAATCACTATGAGTGGTCTCAAGAAGAATATATTAGTATTAAGTGTCTTATGGGGGATACTGGAGACAATATTTTTGGTGTACCTAGTGTGGGGCCAAAACGAGCCACTAGCTTGGTTAAAGAATTTGGATCTACCTGGGACATTATTGCAAGTATTCCCTTAAGTGGCAAGTACAAGTATATTCAAGAGCTAAATAAGTGCAAAGACCAACTAGTGGTAAACTACCAGTTAATGGATTTAGTTACGCACTGTGAAGAAGCAGTTGGCACAGAAAATTGTAAAACAATAGATGAAATTTTGGAAAAGTATATAAATGAGTAATTTTATAAATATTAATCAAAACTACGACCACAGCCGTGGAGTAGCCATAAAACAAGTAATTGAGTGTCTAGTAGAAGACAAAACATTTTTACCAAAACGTGCTAATCCCACAGATGCTGGTGCAGATTTAATGAGCACTGAAGCTTGTGAGATTTATCCCAACGAACAAAAAATGATTGATACAGGAGTAGCGGTAAAAATTCCAGAAGGCTACGCAGGCTTTGTTTTTAACAGAAGCAGTCAGGGAAAAAAGGGAATTACTATCCCTCACTCAGTAGGCGTTATTGACAGCGACTATCGTGGAAACATAAAAATAATTTTAAAAAACACCAGCGAAGATCGCTATGAAATTAAAGTAGGCGACAGAATTGCACAACTGGTAATTTTACCAGTTTTATTGCCTGCATTTGTAGATGCATGGAATGATACGGAACGCGGTACTGGCGGATTTGGCAGTACTGGTAAATAAAGGATAAAGATGACAATAAGCACAAGAGCTCAAGTAATTACACGCAGAACATATAATAGGCCTACAAGCGATGATGGTCAAGAGTTTGAAACGTGGCAAGAAACAGTTGCCAGAGTTATTGACCATCAAGAGTGGTTGTGGCAACGAGCAGCAAAACGTGAATTAAATGACCTAGAATACGCAGAACTTTACGACCTTGAGCAACTTATGCTAGATCGCAAAGTATTAATGAGTGGTCGTACGCTTTGGTTGGGCGGTACAAACGTAGCCAAAACACGTGAAGCATCACAATTTAATTGTAGTTTTACAAATGTAGAAACAGTGTATGATGTAGTAGACGTGTTATGGTTGCTATTACAAGGTTGTGGCGTAGGTTTCAAACCAATTGTTGGTACATTAAATGGTTTTTCAAAACCTATTAAAAATATTCGCACAATTAGATCTACTCGTACTGCCAAAGGTGGTAATGAGCACAACACAGAAACTTGGGATGCAGAAACAGCTACTTGGACACTGCAAATTGGTGATAGTGCAGAAGCTTGGGCCAAGTCTATCGGCAAGTTGTTAGCAGGTAAATACCCAGCAAATACACTGGTATTAGATTTTTCACAATTACGCCCCGCAGGGGAAAGGTTAAAAGGTTATGGTTGGATTTCTTCGGGCGATAGCGCAATTAGTACTGCTTATCTTGCTATCGCCAATATACTTAATGGCCGTGCTGATAGTTTACTGTCTAGGATGGATATTTTGGACATTGTTAATCATCTTGGCACTATTTTATCCAGTCGCCGCAGTGCTGAAATTGCCCTTTTTGACTACGGACAACCAGAATGGGAAGAATTTGCCGTAGCTAAAAAAGACTGGTGGTTACATAATAATGCACACCGCACACAGTCAAACAACAGTTTAGTATTCAAAGAAAAACCGTTGCGTTCAGATTTAGAACGCATTTTTTCAATGATGCAAGAAGCTGGTGGAAGCGAACCAGGATTTATAAATGAAGTTGAAGCCTTACGACGTGCCCCTTGGTTTAAAGGAGCAAATCCCTGTGTAGAAATCTTACTTGGAAATAAAAGTTTCTGTAACCTTACCGAAACTGACATTGCCAAGTTTAAAGGAGACACCGCTGGTTTGCACAGTGCAATTAGATTAGCTGCTCGTGCAAACTACCGACAAACTTGTGTTAATCTTCAAGACGGAATACTACAAGAAGCTTGGCACTTAAACAACTACTTTATGCGATTATGTGGTGTAGGTTTAACAGGTATTGCAATGCGACCAGACATGGGCAGTTATGATTACGAATACCTAAAGCGCACAGCAACAGGTGCTGCTATTGGCATGGCTCAAGAACTAGGATTGCCTAGTCCAAAAAATATTACTTGTGTTAAACCAAGTGGCACGCTAAGCAAAATCATGGATACTACCGAAGGCGTACACAAGCCGCTGGGCAAGTATATTTTTAATAATGTGCAATTTTCAAAACATGATCCAGTAGTAGAAAAACTGCGTGAAGCAAACTACAGAGTAATCAACCACCCTGTTGATGATTCAGGAGTGTTAGTAACTTTTCCAGTAGCTTGGGACGGTGTGCCTTTTGACAATGTTGCTGGCAAAGAAGTTAACTTAGAGTCAGCAGTAGTACAACTAGAACGATATAAATTGTTGCAAACTAGTTGGAATCAACAAAATACTAGTGTAACAATTAGTTATGATCCCACTGAAGTACCAGCAATTATTGACTGGTTGTTAGTTAACTGGGATTGTTATGTAGGCGTTAGTTTTATCTATAGAACCGATCCTACTAAAACAGCAAAAGATCTTGGTTACTTATACCTTCCACAAGAAGTCGTAACTCAACAAGATTATGAAGAATATGTAAAAACCCTATCAGTAGTTGATCTTAACAATACAAATAGTTTTGATGAGATCACAGATGCTGAATGTGCAACTGGAGCTTGTCCCGTAAAATGAACGAAGAAGCAATATTTAATATAAGATTAACTTTAACTGAAGCTAATACTATACTAGAAGCTTTACAAGAACTTCCAGCAAAGATCTGTAATCCTCTAGCTACAAGCATTAAGTCTCAAGCGGAACAACAGCTGCAAGAGATGAGTATTAAACCAGAACAAGAATAAATTTTATCCAAAAAGAAAAGCCCCGTAGATTTTGTCTACGGGGCTTTTTGTTTGCGGAACATAATTAGCAACGTTTTATTTATCCTGTTACTGGAATTAAAAAGTTGCTATACTATAATACTCCTGAAACCCTAAAAACTATCATTGACTAGAAATAATATTTATGCTATAATTATCGCAAGTCGAAAAAATTTCGACTGCGCGTGATACGCAGTATCACTATATCCAAGGAGCTGTAATTGGCAGACGATACAGTAGAAAGCGTACCAGTAGATAGTACAACAACAGGAACTACAGCTGCACAAGCAGATGTAGAAAAAGCTGTTACTAATGATCTAGTGAGTGCGCTAAATCAGCAAGCTGATCAAGCTCGTAAATACTACGAGAAATTAGCAAAACAAATTAAACAAGTTGCTAGTAATGCAACAACATCTTTAGGAGATAAAAATATGGCAGAAGTATTAAACCCAAGCGGAATGATGATGGCTGGTGGTGGAGACGGCGGTTTAGGTTTTGGAAGTGGTGGCGGATTGATTGGCGGATTGATTTTAGGTAGTTTACTACGCAACGGTCAAGGCGGATTATTTGGCGGTGGAGAAAGTGGCGGTGCAGCAGCAGCACTACGTTCACCTCCAGAACAAGCAGCAGCCAATATGTCATTGATGCAATCAATTGGTCAAGTTGACAAAGCAGTGGCTGTAGGTCAAGCAGCAATGGAAGCTTCACAAGCTCAACAAACTATTGGTATTACCAATCAATTTAATGCTACAACAGGTAGTTTAGTTAATCGTATTGATGGCGTAAAAGATGCTGTTAATGCAAATGCAGTTGCAGTAATGCAACAACTAAATCAAGTTAACACAAATATGTTAGTTGGTTTTAATAACACAGAACGTGCTATTACGGCTGATGGTACTACTACTCGTGCATTGATTGTAAGTCAATACGAACAAACATTAAATCGTCAACTAACTGATGCAAATGCAGAAATTATTGAGCTACGTGGCGACAGTCGTCTACAAGCAGCTACTAACGGTATTAATGTTACTACTACAAATAATATTAATCAAATGCAGCAACAAGCTCAGCAACAACAACAGTATGGCCAACTGGCTAATTTGATCTATGGTCTTGGTCAGTCAATTCGTTCAACTAATGAAGCAATCAATGTTGGAAGCGGCACACTAACTGCTAGCCCAGCTAATACTAATACTAACATTCGTTAATTAGTTAAGCCCCCTCAGCCACAAGCAGTGGGGGCTTTTTTACAAGGAGAAAACGAATGGCAACTTTAACAGACTTACAAGCTTGGACCAGAAAATCTTTTGCAACAACTTATGGATTTTTGTTACTGGCTCAATGTTATCACTGGAACTTTGAAAGTAACAGTAATTTAATATACTTTGACTTATTTGGTAATATTTATAAAGAAGTAGATAAAAGTCTTGAACCTTTTGCAGACCATGTAAGAAGTGTGCGAGCATATGTTCCATCAAAGTTTACAAATTTAATGGAACTATCAAGTGTAGACACAGACCCTAAGTATGCAGGAATGTGGCCTACAGCTGAAGAAATGAATTCTGCGCTTTATTTAGCTAATGGTAAAGTAAATACAGATTTAGTAACTACTTACAAAATGGCGGAAGAATTAGAAGAATTTGGTTTAGCTAATTTTTTAAGTGAACGCATGGATCAACACCGTAAACATGGATGGTTACTTTACTCAAAAATGAAAGTAGCATAGTATGTTTCAAACACAATCACAAACACAAGGAATTGCACCTTACTTGCTGGAATATAGTTAATTAGTAAAAAAGCCCCTAAGTAGCAATACTTAGGGGCTTTTTTTATCAAAACTTTTGACTGGCTTTTAACATCCAGTTGTGTGATTTGTGTGCAGTAATACGATCTGCTAAGAAATTTTGAAAACCAAATTCTGTGTATAAACCACACATATTATATGCTGAATTTAATACATCAATTACTGTACCGTTATCCATTAGTAATGTATTAACCATAGTATCCGTGTCTATGGGCGCTATGCTATCCTCAATTAGTGAATACTCAGCTAATTGCTCTAAACCTGCTGGTACAAATAAATCTAGTGTACGAACATTTTCTGCAAAACCATCAATTGATTCGTATACTTCGGTATAAATACGTTCAAATAGTAAGTGATACTCATAAAAATCACGTGACTCAACGTTCCAGTGAAAATTAGCTGCTTTTAGGTAAAAGCTAAACTCAGTAGCAAAAGCTGCTAAGATTGTTTTTTGAAATTCTGTCATTGTTTGATCCATATTTAAACTCTTATTTTCACGTTGATTCATAATATGATCACGTTTTTGTGCAGCCCAAGTTTGACCACCATCTCCGCCCCATAAGTCCCAAGCTACTCTGCCTTTACTAGGAAAACCTTCTTCACCGCTTGAAAATCCAGTAGCTTGTTTATCAACTTCATGTCGGCTAAAAAATGAGTGCATACGAAGTACAGTTGAAGCAGTTAGCGGTTCACGATTTTTTAGTTGATTAGCGCGAGCCAATCCCACTAGTGTACCGCCAGGTTTACCATCTGCGTGCCATTGTAGTGCTCGTTTGGCTGCACTTGCCATGCCCTCTGTGGGCGTATATGTTTCTGCCATAATTATAATACCTATAAAAACACTATTATACCACTTTAGGAGTAGTCACACAAGTGTAAAATTTGTTAATCTTTGTAGGCAATAATTACTTGCTTACACATTTTTGAACGTACAATATCGTCATCTAAAAATCTAATTACTTCAATTCCTGGTAGTCCCTCTAGGCGTTTAACAGCATCTAGCAGTCCTGAATCTTGAATATCACACTGATAGGGATCACCACTTAAAATCATTTTGCAGTTTTTGCCTATGCGCGATAAAAGCATTTTAAACTCAGTTTTGGTCATATTTTGCACTTCATCTACTAAGATAATGGCATCTTCAAAACTTGCACCACGCATAAATCCCAGTGGTTTAGGCTCAATTGCTTTTGCCTTTAATGAGTATTCATACAATCCTGTGCCTAGTGCACGTTTAAATACTTGAGTAAAAGGATCTAAATAAGGCGCGTATTTTTCATCTAATTCGCCAGGTAAAAATCCCAGCCCACGTCCTGTTTCTACGTTAGGTCTGGTTAAAATAATTTTATTGATTTTTTTATAGTACAACTGTTCTGCAGCATAATTAGCTGCCACAAATGTTTTACCTGTGCCTGCCGAACCAATGCCAAAAATAATATCACAACTTTTAATTGCTTCCAAATATTCGCCTTGAATAAAATTTAGTGGTCTAATTGGCACAAACTTTGTAACTGGTGGTCCGTCTGGAAATAAATCTTCTTGATATTGCTCAAATGCTTGTTGTTGTTTTTTACGAGCTTTTTTACCTGAATTTGTCATAAAATATCCTAAAAGTTATTTCTTCTTTTTCTTTACAGACTCTGGAACTTTATGCCCTTTTAACATATGGTGTGTTTTACATTTTGGTTTGCAACTGCCAGCAGGTTTAGCTAATGCTGGTGTAATTGTTAGTGCTAGTATGGCGCACAAAACTACAAATAATTTTTTCATAATTCAGGATCTTTCTTAACAGGAATAACTGATGTTGGTTTAGTTGGTGACGCAACGGTTTGAGCTTGATTTAACTTTTCTTGTGTGCGACCAAAAGCAGCAATACCAAGAACAGCACCCATTGCAATATGATATAATCCAGCACCCTGTAAGGTTAGGGGTTGCCATTGTGTTTGTACACTGCCATGGCTTATTGCTTGTAGTAAACTCCAAAGTATTGGAAATAATACAAAATCAGCTATACAAGTACCCATATAAGTCCAACCCATCATTGGACGCCACCTAGTGTTCATCCAATGTTCTTTTTGTTCTTCACTCGTTGAGGATTCTATGCCCATTAGCACTCCTTTTTATTTCTCTGTGAGGGATTATGTCTTGCCCAAATTCAGGGTATCTTTGCTGCCTATCTTGAGCTACCAACATCATTAAATACATAAATATTATGATTATCCATAAAATACTACATCCAACTACGGCTTGTTGTGTTAGTTTACGATTTCTTGCCAACCGCCTAGCTTCTTCAACACGAAAACGTTGCATTTGAATGGCAACTAAACTTTTTTGTTCTTTGCCAATTTTTATCATCATTTCATTAACTTCAGTCCAAAGTGCACCCAATTCAGGCGGACATTGATAGATCATTAATTCTTGCAGTTCAGTGCCCATTTGTTCTAGTTGTTTACGCATCAGCACACGTTGTAGTGCACGTTTGCCTAGACTTGAATCACCTTGATAAATTTCAGTACGACTACGGCGTTCTTCTTCTTCAAAAACTGCTATGCATTTATAGTAGTTGTCATAGTAAGTACCTAAATGTTCACCAATCTGTTGGTAAACATTTGTGGTATTGCCATCGTGTTTGTTTAACTCAATAACACGATTTTTTTCTTGAACATATTGATTTCGTTGTTCTGTGCTGGCTGGTTTATCTGGCGGATGTTTTTTATGAAACTGATCTTCTAGATCTTTTAAAACACTTTTGACATCACCAGCAGCACCTTTTATATCTTTGTAAAGTTTACATCCAGCTTTAACAGCACTAACAGCACCATTAGCCAAAGCAAAAAGTGTTACTGGATCAATCATAGCCGTTCCTACTTAGCAGATTCGTATATTTGTTTTTGAGTCTTATACCACTCCTGCCAAGCTTTTAATTTTTCTGCCAACTCATAATAAGTGGCATAATTAACAACTACTGTGTCAAGGAGCTCACTGGCTTTAACATTTGAGGAGGTTCCAGCAGTATCTCGGGCACTTGAGGCCACGGCATTTTGACTGGCACTGTTGTGGAGCATGACTGCAGATTCAGGCAAAACGCAGCTACTATCAAGCTCTTTGATAATTTGTGTTTTGATAATATCTCTGTTAACATATTCAATCTCTTTTACTTTTTTGATTTTGGTTACCGTTTTGGTTTGTATTTCCTGATTAACTTTAGCAGATTGTTGTTGAATTACTGCAGCCTGCTCTTTAAGCTTGGACACTTCAGTTTTCCAAGATTGTTGACTCATATTCCAACTTAAGCATCCAACACAAAAAACTACAACCAAAAAATTACCGTTGCGCCAATGTTGACTATAACTAAACCAAACAGCAAGGGTACTAAAAGTCAACAGTGTTAAATATACCCAGTAGGGAATCCACTCTAAGATCCACATAGTATTTCCTTGATGTGTTCATACTTGGCCTCGCGGTCTTCTAAGCCAATATAGCCACCATTAATACGTTTGGTCATTGCTTTAATATCGCCAGTATCAGCTAATTGATTAAGACTATTAGTTTCCCAAAACCAGCAAGCCGATTGTACTGCTCCCTCAAAGGTTGCTAAGTAATCAACCGCCTGTTCTAGGCTGCACTCCATTGAATCAGCAAAAGCTTGGTAGTTGTTACGACCTGTTAATTGAATCAATCCACGGCCACAGTAGCGATAACCATCACCTGAACTTTCGTCACCATTACCCATGCGATCAGCATACACGCGATTAGCAATCTTTTCAGGTTGCTTAGCGTATTGTTCAGCAAGTTCTTGGGTAGGAAAGTACTTTGCAAATACCTTTTGCAAACTTTCTGCTCGGTAGTTTAAGTTTTCACGAATAGCAGTAAACTCAGCGCTTTCATGAGCGCATTGTGCAATAAATGCTGCAATGCGCTCAGGAGTGTTGATGTTGTATTCAGGCAATAGCTGCTCTAGCGCTTGTTGCCACTGTTCTGCATTAGGATTTTTAGGAATAATTTGTTTTAATTGATTAAGTGAGATCATATAATCCTTAAATAAACATTTGATGGTTTGGAGTTTTTGTTACAAAATACTGTACAACTGCTAAACCTTGTCCACCTTTAGGATTCATTGTAGTGTCACCAACAACAACTAAGCCATTATATGCATTATAGTACGTATTTGCAGTACTCGACCAACTGGTAGTACCAGTACCACCACCACCACCATATTTACCAGGAGCTGCAGCTAAGCTAGTGTAATTGTTATCATACGAAAATTGATACGATCCAGTACCAGTTGCATAATTCCTAATTCTTCCAGCACCGCCACTACCTGATCCAGGTCCAAACGTAGTACTACCTGTAGGATTCCATTCTGTAATTACATCTGTACTACCCGCGCCACCTTTTGTATTAGCTAAAGCAGTAACATAGTAAGTAGGGGGCGTACCAGTGGTCTGATTAAGTGGTGTTGCTGTATAATAGTAACTAGCTCCACCTCCGCCACTACCATTGCTGCCTACTCCAGCAGGTATACTACTGTCATAAGTTACACCTACTCCACCTGCAGTACCTGTTCTACTTGCACCGCCATTGCTGCCTGCTTTACCTGTAACTTGAGCAGCATTACCACCACCATTTGCGGCACCACCACCACCACTACCACCACCAGCACCAGTACCAGCACTACCAGTAATACCAGTACTAGTACTTAAATAGTATCCACTAGCACCATTACCTCCAGGACCATTAGGCCCTGCACAACCGCCACCACCAGCACCACCCATTTTATAATCTTGATAAAAAACACTGTCTGCAAGACTATACGTAGTTCCGCCGTTACCACCGCTATAAGTTATTTGACCTATACTGTTACTGGCTTGACCGCCAAGACTATATATTGGAACTATTGCATTGCTAGAAGAAAAAGATTGTATAAATGGTAGAGCACCTTCCGCTAAAACACCATTATTTATACTAGTAGGTACTGCATTGGTTTTATTAACCCAAGTTCTGTTGTTTGTTGAAGAAGACACACTTGGTACATTTATATATAAAACATCACCTGTATTTATTTTTAAAATACTGCTGGCATAAGCACCACCACCACCAGCATAGCTTGTATAGAAAGTAAAATTACCATTACCTGGATTTATATTATTATAATATAAATAAAGATAACTACTTGCACCAGGACCTAAACATTCTACTTTAGCTGCGTTTACACCAAAAGGTACTCTAAGATTACTAGTACCTGTGGTACTAAATACGTGTAAATATTTACCTTGTGATGGTAGTTGTGGTGTAAAAGTAATAACAATTAAACCATTATATCCTTTACCAGTACCATAAGTGTTGCCTTGGTAACCGCCCCCACCATAAGGTGAATTTAAGGTTAGGGTTGTGCCACTTGATTTACCTTGACTATAGCTACCACCACCACCAGAACCACCTGCTGGACCAAATTGTTTGCCTAGATAATCAGTATAAATTAAACTCATACTACCAGCTGTTTGACCTGAAGTGCCACTAATATTGCTACCAGTACCTCCATATGAGCCAGTACCACCATTTGCTGAGCCGCCAGGTCCGCCTTCATTGCCATATCCGCCACTAGTAGAGCTTGGTACATCACCACCAGCACCGTTTGGTCCTGCGGCTCCACCACAAGCATATCCCCTTGCATCACCTTTACCACCACTATATGCACCTGTGCTAGGTATACAATTAGCTGCTAGACCTTGTGAGGCAGTAGTATTAAGTCCGCTACGACCACCAGCTGCTAATATGCCTTGCGCTGTACTAGTAGGTGCAGCATTAGTACTAATATTCATCCAGGTTGAATCAACCCAATTTAAATATACTGTTTGCCCAGCAGTTAATGTTAAGTTGGTTTTAGTATATGCACCGCCTCCGTTGCTACCACCTCCACCACCACCTGGACCTATGGCCTCTACCTGAACAGTGCCATAACAATCAGGCGGAACAACCCAAGTATTACCTTGAGTATAATCTAATCCAATTACAACTGTTGCCATTATTCAGGCTCCTTTGCTACAGTGTCCAAATTATTTAAAATATTTTTAGGATATTGAATTCCTGCAGGAATTTGGCTGTGATCATAAATATCTTCTTGTTTTTCTCCACGAATGGGATGTATACAGTAAGCAACTGTACCTGGCTCAATTGCTTCAATTTCATGCACTTTATCTTTTGCAATAAAAATAATATGTGGTGCACGAAAAACTGTTGAAATACCTTCTACAGTTACTTTTACTGATCCTGTGGCAACTAGTGTAGGATGATCAAATTTGTGCGAATGACCTTGCATTTTATCGCCTGGATTTTCAAAATGCATTTGTTTTACCCACAAATTACTTACTAAAATAATATCTTGATTTAACATTTATTTTCCCATTCTGTATCTTTAATTTGGAAGCCAAACATCCACAATATTCGCGAACTGGTTCCTGTTACTGTAGTAACACTATGTTTATATTTACTTGCTAAATAGCAGTGCAGGTCGCCTTGACCAACATTTATTGTATTATTATTAACCGTTAGTACAGCACCACTATCCGCCATTTGTGTTATAATATTACAACGAAGTACGTGACAACCACCCATTTCAAGCGGATCACTATGGTAGTAAACATCTCCACCTGGTAGTGTATTACTTACTACAATACCATGCTTACCTCCGCCCAATATACTTATAGGTTCAATATTTAAACTCAATTGTTTACGTATACGTTCTTGTATTTTATATGCTAAACTACAATAACTATCAAATCTATCCGCATAAAGTCTAGTAGTTAGTCTTCCATTATACCCAACCTTTCCACCAGTGGTTATTCCTGAATCCAACCATTTGTTTTCTATGGCTTTTTTTACCCAAGTATTAAGTATATTGCACTCCTCTTGGGTAATAAAATTAGGTATAATAGTTACCACGTTATCATTCATAATGGCTCAGCAATAGCAGCTACGTGATCACGTATTTCGTTATCATTAGTAGCGGTTTGATAATTTATTGGTTGATTATCCATAGTAGTAACGCCCCAGTTTGTAGCTTTTATTTCTTTTGGTTTAGAGTATGGATGACCAATAAGATATACTATAGAATCATCGTGTTCAATCCAGTAGTCTTCTTCTGTATTACCAGTATATGGTTGTTCAGCTGTAGTATTTACAAATCCATTGTAAATTCTTGTGTAAACTATCATACTTCTACACCTACGCCAGTTACATCCCAAGTTGAATCAGTTGAATTATAAATACAATTTACATAAGTTAATTTACTTGCTGTTGTGGTTGATGTAGGTAATGTAGTATTTATAACCCTAAATCGATTAGTACCCATAACAGTCCAACTTAAATTGCACACAGTACCACTATCACGAATTCTAAAAACTACTCTTTGACCATTAGCAGGGCTACTATTACTGTCCAATGCAATATTGCAAGTTACACCTGTATTACCGCAAGTAATATTAATTTGATCATAAGCAGCACTTGACCAAGTTAAACTTGTTTGGTTAGTAGTTGTTGTTTGTGATTGAACACGTGGAGTGTATGCACTAGTAGTTTGATAGTAAGCAAGCGAGGTCCAAGCTGTTGAGCCATCACCAATTTTTATTTTTAATGTGTCTGTTTCTAAGGCAAGTTCGCCTTGAGCTAACACAGTATTTGCCGTAGTCCATTGTGCAGCAGTAGCACGTCTTAGTTGTATTTGTATAGCCATTAAGTTATTCCTCCAGCATCTATAGCTGTTGTGCCTGTGTAAACAGAATTATAAAAACCACCATCAACATTATAAGGAGTTGATCCACCTGCAGCAGGGGTGCTCCATTGTGTTGCATAATCAGTGGCGCTTGTTTTAGTTAATACTTGACCAGTAGTACCGCCAGTGGGAACACCTTGTCCGTTTGTGCCTGCGGAACCTGTTGCACCTGTTGCACCTGCAGCACCTGCAGCACCTGCAGCACCTGCAGCACCTTGCGGTATTGTAAAGTTTAAAACTGCTGCATTAGCAGTTCCAGTATTAGTTATTGTAACAGAAGTACCTGCAGCACCTGTGGTAACTGTTCCTAAACTAATAGTGCCTGCAGCACCTCCGCTGAGTTTAAGTTGTCCAGTACTGTTTGTTGTTTGCCAACCGCTACCATGTGTATAAGTTAATTTATCACCAACACTTAGGGTAGCAGTTAAAATTTTATAAGTAGTTGCTGTGTCTAGTAATCTAATTGTAACTGTTTTATCAGCTGTATCAGCGTTTACCACAGATACCATGTCAATATCTCTGATAGTAGATGCAGCAGGTGCGCTACAGATAGTTACTGCAGTTGTGCCATTTGAATTTGAAACCTGTGTGGCTCCTAAATATGAAGTGGCTGTTTGATCTGAGTACGAAACAACAATTTGCATTGCTGCAGTTGTTTGTGCAGCATCAAGCAGTAGTTGTAACGATCTATTTGTTGAGTCTAGTCTAATCATAATTTTTTATCCATGTGCTGCTGCAAAAGCAAGAGTGCTTGGGCCTCCGCTAGCTGTTGAAGATCCATTAACTACTGTAAATGTAGAGCTAGTACTATCACTATAACTAATTGTATAAGTATCTGTTGAACCTGCAGTACCATCACCAGCGGTTCTACTTATAGAACTAATACCACGACCATTTGTGCCCGCAGTACCATTACTACCATTAACTACTGTAAAAGTACTTGTAGTTGAATCACTGTAAGTAATAGTATAAGTATCTGTACTACCAGCTAAACCAGTTCCACTGGTTCTTGAAATAGTAGAAATACCCTTACCAGTAGCACCTGTAGCACCCGTAGCACCTGTAGTACCCGTAGCACCATTACTACCATTAACTACTGTAAAAGTAGAATTAGTTGAGTCGCTATAACTAATAGTATAAGTATCAGTACTACCAGCTAAGCCAGTTCCACTAGTTCTAGTTATTGAGTTAATACCACGACCATTAGCGCCTGTTGCACCCGTACTACCTGTAGCACCTGTACTACCTTGAGCACCATTACTACCATTAACTACTGTAAAAGTACTTGTAGTTGAATCACTATATGTAATAGTATAAGTATCTGTACTACCAGCTAAACCAGTTCCACTGGTTCTTGAAATAGTAGAAATACCTTTACCAGTAGCACCTTGAGCACCTGTAGCACCTTGAGCACCCGTAGCACCTTGAGCACCCGTAGCACCATCATTACCATTAGTACCATTAACTACTCTAAAAGTTGAAGTAGTTGAATCACTGTAAGTAATAGTATATGTATCAGTTGAACCTGCAGTTCCAGTACCACTGGTTCTAGCTATTGCATTAATAGCTCGTCCATTAGTACCATTACTACCATTAGTTACACTAAAAGTACTTGTAGTTGAATCACTGTAAGTAATAGTGTAGGTATCTGTAGTACCTGCGGCACCTGTTCCACTAGTTCTGGCTATTGAATTAATACCTTTACTACCATTAACTACTGTAAAGGTACTTGTAGTTGAATCGCTATAGGTAATAGTATAGGTATCTGTAGTACCAGCAGCACCTGTTCCGCTAGTTCTGGCTATTGCATTAATGCCTCGCCCATTAGTACCATTACTACCATTACTACCATTAACTACTGTAAAAGTACTTGTAGTTGAATCACTATAGGTAATAGTATAAGTATCAGTACTACCAACAACCCCTGTTCCACTGGTTCTGGCTATTGAACTAATAGCTCTGCCAGAGGTGCCCTTAAAGTTACCAATTATAGAGTAAACACCGCTGGTTCTTTTATAAATATCACTTGTAGTAGTATTTAAGTAGAAGTCACCATCTATACCTAATGTATTTGATGGAACTATTGTACCGTTTCTCCATATAATTCGATTGGCTTGTAGTGCATAATTACTAGCACTTTGAACATAATCTGCGGCTTGTGGTAATAGAACATTTTTAATATTATTTTCAGTAGTAAGTGCACCACTTGCAGAAAGAGTTGCTCTATCAGCAGCAATTCCTGCTGCCTGTGCATACGAATTAGCATTTTGAGAAGATGTTAGTACTTGATCTGCTTCAGCTACTGCTACATTCTTTGCTTCTACTGCAGTTGTAGCAGCGCTTGCAGCACTTGCACTTGCAGCAACTATAGTGTCTACATATCCAGCTACTTGGGCTGCTTTATTAGCTGCGGTATTTTTACTATTTTCAGCATCTATGGCATCTTCAGAAGCTGAGTTTGCTGCTGCCTGAGCAGTAACATAAGAATTATAAGCTTGAGTAGCCGATCCAGCAGCATTAGTTGCTGAAACAGTTGCTCTATTTGCACTTTGTTCAGCTGTATTTCGAGCAGCTATTGCAGCAGCTGCTTCAGAGGCAGCAGCAGCTGCTGAGGCAGTTGCATTTAGTGCAGAATTAGCGCTTGAACCAGCATTATTTTGAGCAGCTGTAGCAGCTGTTGCAGTTGCTGCTGCTTTGTTTGTAATATCTGTAACAACACTTTGTACTGTATTAGCAGCGCTTGTTGCTGATGCAGCTGCTGTTGTAGCTTGTGTAGCAAATGCAGCTACTTGGGCTGCAGTTGAAGTTACTTCAGTTGCTTTTGCAGTAACGGTATTATTAGCATTACTTATTATTGTTTGTACATCGGCATAGGCATTATCAGCTGTAGTTTTTAATATTTGAGCGCTAGTTGCTGCTGCTGCAGCAGCGGCTACAGCTTGTGTAGCTGAAGTTGTAGCTGAGTTTGATGCTACTGTTGCTGTAGATGTAAGTTGTGTTATTTGCGCTAAAGCATCTGTAGCAGTATTTGCTGCTGTTTGAGCTGTTAAACCAGGTGATTCCCAAGTAACACCATTATAGTACAGTACCACTTGTTGAACAGTATTATAGTATGTAGCACCAGGTATTAGAGGAGCACCGTTATTAGATACAGTAGGGTTAGTAGCCTTAGAACCTAAAAATCTATCATCAAATGTATTAAATACAGCATTTAATGCATTTGCTGCAGCCACAGTATCATTATAGTAGTTTCTTACTAAATTTTTATCTTCTGTAACACGATCAGCATTTAAACTAACATTATTTGCTGCAGTATTTGCACTTGTAGCAGCTGTAGCAGCAGATACCGCAGAAGTATTAGCAGCACTAGCTGCTGTGCTGGCACTTGTGGCTGATGTAGCAGCAGCTGTAGCTGATGTAGCAGCAGCTGTAGCTGCTGTTATTGCACGATCCCTGGCTGTTTCTGTAGCTAACTGTGCAGCTTGTGATTGATAAGGAGTACCAGGATCCCCTTTAGGGCCAGCTACTCCTTGTGGCCCAAAATCTGGTGTTACAACAACAATTGAAGATACTTCATTATCTATAACAATTGTTGTATCATCTGTTTGTATTATACTTTCCATGGTATTCCTTTATCTTGTAACTTCTTGTACTAAAGATACAGTTCCATTTGCAAAAGGTATAACCACTGAACTTTTTACTAACTCTAAACTATACACTGCCTGTTTAAATGTAAATGCTTGAGTAGTTGCAGCAGGAATAGTAAAAGTAATAGTTTTTAGTGTATTATCCACTTGTATTAAACCATTTTCTGTAGTTAATTCTACTATAAAATTACTGCTGGTAATTTTTTCTCTGATTTGCATACGCGCAGTAATACCAGTTAAATCAACAGGTCGATTATACTCTAGTACGCCGCTACCAGTATAAGTACTGTAGCTTGCACTATTTATTGAATTAAAAGTTAGTGTATCTGTGGTTACTGCTGAAGGAGTAATATAGTCTAAATTTGCTACCTCTTTCATGCCAACAATATTGGTTAATTTTGTACGCCAACCTACGGGTATCCCGTGAGCTGGCGCAGTTACTACCATAGGTGCAGTTTTACTTATAGCAGTAATTTGATTATACCCTTTAATATTTGATTCCCAGCGAAATAATTTACTAAAAGTACTGCCTTGGTATATTTTTATATTTAACTTAATTGGTGTTACCATATTATTCCCCCTTATGCAGTATAACTTGAAGTCTAGTAACTTCTCTGGTAAGTACTATTACTTCTTGTTGTAAACGTTGATTTTCAATAGTTAACTTTTGTAGTTGATTATTTAATTTTATAACTTCATCTTGCAGTCTTCCCAACTCTAAACTTAGTAAGGTATTTTGTTGAGACATACGTTCCAGCTCATTGTGCATAAGTGTAATAATAGAGTTTTCTGCACTATTTATCTTCCAACCAGTAAATAATTTTTTACCAAAAAATACTAATGCTACAACACAGGCAATAAATTCCCCTAAATATTGGGTAAGTACAGATGTTTCATTTGGACCCATTTTATTTCCTTTAAAAGTGATTATAAGCAAAAATTATAGTCTATACGTATTTTTGCACAATTATTAAAATAAATAATTATAGTTATTTTAGCCATTATTTTGGTATTATTATACCATCTAAGCAAAGGTATGTCAACATAAAAAAATACCAACCCTAAGGTTGGTATTTTTTATTTAGCCATTTTCTTTTGCTTTGGTACAATCTGCTCTGGGTTTATCATCAAAGTGGTAATAACCACCTATTAATGCCAAACCTACTACTAAATCTAATAAAAATTGATTACACAGATTCTTGAGGGTATTGCTGAACAATTTCATCCATTGAGTCCAATAGGGCTTTAAAACAATCACGAGCAGGTTTTATAACATCAGGAGATTCTCGTAATACAGTTAAACATTTAAGCGCTTCTTTACGATCATCCCAAGATAGATGTTCTGTAGGAAAATCCTCTAAACGTCTACGCATTATTTCACCCCCCATTAAATGTGCGCCTGTTAATACATAGGCAGCACCTGTTATTGCTGTTTGATTAGTTAATGTATTTGCATACGTTTCTGCGGCTTTAATTGGTTTTATATCAATATTGAGTATTTTAATATCCGCTTTAATACGATTTACTCTGTGTACTGTATCTGGTAAATGTTGGTCTACAACTTCATGAAGTTGTAGTAATACTTGTAACCATGCACGATACCAAATTACTGGAGGTTTACCTACTGCCATTACTCCGCCAACTGGGTGTTGCTCACAGGCATGGTGTAGGTCTCTGGTTGCATTCCATAATTCTGTGTTCATCATATTTCTGATACCTCAATGCCTTCTGTAAAAATTTTATGTATTATACTTGGTTGTTCTTCTTCTGGATATTCTGCGTCTAAACCTTCTTCATTAATGTACATATATTTATCTGTAATTATATCTAGTCTAGTACCTAATTCCCTTATTAAATCACTGTTTCTATAAAAAGTGGTGGCATACTGCCACTCTATTTGAAGATTTTTTGGCAAAAGTTTTACTGTTTGTTCTACACTGTCCAATATATTATACTTTAAAAATCCTAACCTTAAATTTTTAGCACTTATTGTTGGGGGACAAATAAAACTAGCATTATTCTCTAAAACTCTGGCGTTATTCCACGACTCTTCTGTCATTACCTCTAATACACCTTCAATATCAGTATTAGAGCTATCTGGGCAAGTTCCAAAAAATTCAGGAGTTAATGTTGGATACAAGGAAGTTTTTGCCCACACAAACTCAAGCCCTTCTATGCTAGGTAAAATAACTGGATCTGTAGAAAGTTTACTAAATACATTTATTCCTGTGTTTTTGTCTACGAAAGTATATTTTATATATTTCATATTAGTTCCCTTCTAATAAGCCTATAACCACCACTAGTTCCAGTTGCACTGGTTGTTTCCATAAGACCTGGATAGGTACTAGTAGTACCTATGTTCATATAAGGTAGTCTAAGATCTGAATAAGTATTCAGTCGGATGCCGTTGTCAGTGATTTTTGGGGTAAATGGATTTCTTTCATAGGTTGCTCTGTCATTTGAGTCACTAAATAAGTCATTACTATACAAAGTTGATGTTAAAAGTCTTTGGCTCCAACCATAACCAGAATCCGTTACTGGTGAAAGATATCCTCTACTATCAGTAAGTCGTGGTTGAAGTACCCAGCCTGGAGAATTATATTCTAGTTGTTCAACATATGAATTTCTATTTAAACCCCAAAAATCTGTAGGAGTATCTGGTTTTTCTCCAAATCCAGTAAATGTATTATGTACAAGACTATATCTACTACTGCCACCTCCAGGGCCTGTATATACAGGAGTTGATTTGATATAGTTACTATTAGAGCTACTATTTTGTATATATCCCCAAGGTTTATAGTTCCAAGCAGTACTTGAAACCGTACTTACAGTATAGTTATGACAATAATAGAATATTGCTACTAATTCATCTCTTGCAGGTATGTACCAATCACTTTTACCATTATAATTTAATGTATATGCGGCCCACGCTGCACGCTCCCAGGCTTTGCCTTGATTCATTGTAGCTAATGCTTTTGTAATTCTATATCCTTCTGTAGTACTAAAACACTCAAAAGGCATAGGTAATGCACCAAGACCTGTAGCACCATTAAAACCAGCACTATTATTATAGTAACTATTACCTGTAATACTAGCATAAGTTCTGCCGGAATCATACCAATCAAAATATTGTTGTCTTTGTTGTATATTTCTATCGCCTAATATTAACCTATAACCTACTAATACATGAAATCCGCCCGTTAAAATTGAACGTGCACTAATATTAACAGTTTTAAATACACCAACACTTATTCTACTACCATAAGCTTTTACAATATATCCTTCTAGGGTTTTGGTAGTGTCACTTTTTAATCTGACACTTACTTTTTGACCTATATAAAACAAAGGCTGTATATCTTGTTGATAGAGTTTATCGTATTGATCTGTTATTGCAAAATCAAATTTATATTGAGTATTTGTAGATGCTGGACCACCTACACTTTTATCTACTAAGTCTATAGTTTGAGTAATAGTAATATTATCTGTTGTACGTGTTTGAATAGCCCACTGCCACATATCTGCAGCATAAAAACCTCCAAAAACACTTGAATAGTCTCTGTACTTTAAAGTTCCACCACTCTCATTTACAGGATTTTTGTTTGGTTGAGGTATAACATTTCTAAATTGATTAATAGTTTGAAAGGTTACACTATTACTCCAGTCAGAACTATCACCACTTATACCAGTATATCTAACTCTGGCAGTATAAGTTTTTGATTCTTCTAAATTATAGTTAGTATAAGTAGTTAAATTTTTTGTATCACTAATAGATGAATCATATATGCCTGAAACTCCACTTACATATATTTGCCAATCACTAGATATGTGGGCTTCATTAGAGTCAGGATTTATTTTTTCAAATGGTGTACTAGCAAGTTTAATACTAGGTGATTCCAATAATCCCGAACTATTTAAAGTAGAAGCAATACTTAAATTAGGTTTAGCAATCGAATCTGGCTGTATGTATGCGTATAACTCAGTCCATTTACTAGTGGTTGGGGTAGCACCTACGCCACCTATTCTTCCACTATATCGCGCTCTCCAGTAGTATAGTTGACCCCTTCTAAGCGTTTGACTAACTCCTGCTAAAATAAATCCAGTTGTATCACTTCCCACAGCTTGCGAATATAGTAAGTTTTGTGCAGATACAGTTGAATTACTGTATATTTCATAGTTAGTTTGTATAAAAGTTAAACTATAAGCACTTACAAATCCTGTTAATAAAAATTTATCTAATACTGTTCCTGGTGTAATTTCACCACTTAATACTGGAGTATTTATTAAGGAAGCTTTAATAAATGCTACTGGTTGTAAACTACTATATTCTGAATATTTTCCACTTACAGTTTTATATCTAACTCTCCAGTAATATATTACTTCTTCCTCTAAAAATGTTAATGCTGTTACACTTAGTTTAGCTGCTGATGCATAGGTCATTGTAAGCGCATTATAGCTAAGTGTATAATTTCTAATATAATCAGCTAAATCAGGACTAGTATAGAATTCCCATATAACTTCGGCTAGTTGTTCAGGAGGTTTAGCAGAACTATCAAAAGGCGTTACTTCTAGTTCTGTTAATACTGCACCTATTTTACTTACTATTTCTGGTGTTGCTATATCCAGTACTTCTAGTTGTTGTTGAATATCGGTAGAAGGAGACGATACTGTTTTATTATTTAAAAATCCGCTGTGCTCAGCTTTCCAGTAGTAAGTAGAACCTTTAGTAAGATACTCAACTGTATCTAATTTAGGTATAACATTATCAGTAGTTCTTATAACATTATTTGGAGATCCATTAATACTATAATATAAGTACCAAATAGTATTAGCATATGTAACCTCTCCTGGAAGACTAAATGCCGTTTCGTATCTTGATATTTGTAATTTTGAAGTTCTTAGACCAGCACTTGTAACTATTTTTGGTTTTTCTATATAGTAGGGAAAAGTTTGAGCAGTTATAGAACACCAAGCAGACTCTTGGGCATTTTCAGCCATGTACTTGCCGCGCCAATAAAAAACTGTTCCTGGAGTTAGTGCTATGTCGGGTTCATTTGGTAGTATGGTATATGAATTAGGATTAAAAGTAGCAATTCCATTACCCGAACCTATAGTAACAGCTGTAAACCTATCGCCTTCAACCCAAGTTTTGTTCTTGCCAGTAACTTGACTCCAGTTAGTTGTTCCTAAACTAGATATAGTATAACTTTGTCCAATAATAAAACTACCTGCAGGTGTAGCTGTAGCATCTACTATAAATGTTACAGGATTAGTGAATTCTCTGGTCAAACTAATTTGAAATTTTGCACCAGTTTGTAGCAATCCAACAACAGTAGATACGTATCCAGTAATAACTAGTTGCCTTTTAGTTATTAATTTATTTGGATCTGGTGTAATTGGTGACGGAGTACGTATAATAGGAGGTGCTGGCGTTTTCCAAGTTGTACCATCGGAAAGGTACATATCATTATCATAGTATGCCCAAGAACCCTCATAGGCTGCAGGTGGTAGTAATGTCGATAAATCGCCGCTAATAGGTGTTTTTCTGTAACTATACCCTATAGCAGGCGTTCTTCCTGATACTAATTTTGAATCGCTTAAGTTACTCATTTATTTTTCTAGTCCAGTATGTTCAGAAGAAGGTTTTTCTTCTGCACTTGCCCAAATTTGTATAGGTGCTACACCAGTAGTTAAACTATATATTTTTATTTGTAGTTTATCACCGTCTGATTTTGTAAAATCTCTTTTTACTAAACTTCTACCCTGTACTGGAACCATAGCTGTTTCGCCTGGGGGTACTAACATTTGCCCAGGACAACCTATAATGGTACCATCTTCTAACACCATTTGTATATCAGCAGTAATTATTTCAGTAGACACACTACCATTTACGCCAGGTGGAAGTGTACCATAAGTTGTATTTCTAACAAAAATAGGTGTCATAAAAAATATTTCGCCAGGACGTAAACCTCTGGTAATATCGCTAGAATCTCTATCAGTGTATATTCTACGGGCATCAGGCACTGAAAAGTAGGGTGCTTCAGCTATAGTATACCAAGTGTTAGTATTAATACTGTTATAGGTATAATTTTTAACTCTACCTGTTGAAGGTGTTTTACATTTAATTTTTTCTGACATTAGAAACTCCTGGATATTGATGTTTTTGTTGCTACTCGTCTAACTGCTTGATCAAAAGGAGGACCGCCTAGCTCACCAGTATCTGAATTTATTTGTAATCCGCCTACAAATAACGCATTACCTTGGTCGTCTTGTCCTGATGCAATAACTATACCGTTATCGCTTTCTATAATAGAGTCTTGAATAGTTGCACCATTATTAGCTGGTGGTACTTTTGTAAGTGCAACACCGCTCATTACCGCAGTCCAAGTATGTCCAATAGCTGTAATACGACTTGGCTCAGTTATTGTTGAAGGATTTAATACAGTTTTTTGCATATTGTCAAGTAAAGTATCTGCAACACCTTTAAGAGTATTGCTGCCACTACTAATAGTATTATTTTTAATATATTTTTTTATATAATCCCAGCAGTACACAAAAGCGTATTTGTTAGAATTAAGTGTAGCGTTATCTATTAAATTTTGCAACATTGTACTAGTACTGTTAGTACTAGGATCTAGTTCACCTAATTTAAGTTTTAAAGTTTGAAAAGCGTATACTGTTGGAATAATTTTTGAACCATTGATAACAGGTACTCTTGCTGGCTCAAACATTCCACTTGCAAAATTAAGCAGTGGTTTCTCACTGTAAGTATTTAGCATACTTTCTAGCGCACCTAGTAGTGTTAAAGTATCTCGTTTGGTAAGAGCCATATCAGACATAGTTAATTTGCCAGTAGCAAATACTTGTGAGTTTTGTGTTAAAGCTGTCCAAGTACTTTCAACTATTGCTGATTCATTGGCTTTAATTATTGCAACAGAGTCTTTTAATCTTGTTTTAGCTAAATCACTTATAGCAGGTAATACATTTTTACTACAAGTTAAATTATCTTTTAAATTACTTACTAAAGCAGTTATTTGTGCAGAGTACGAATTACCTATTTTGGCAATAGCTAAATCTCTTAAAGTTTCAAATGCAAATAAAGTTATTGGCATTTTTTGAGGAGATATTGCGTATATACCAAAAGAAATTGTTAACTGATTTCCAAAATCAACCATAGGTTGATCTGAACCTTTATATAAACAATCTGCTAGTGCTTGTAGGAATAGTGTGCCGTCTCTGTAAGTAAACTTTTTATCCTCGGGATTACTATTAATTAAATTCCAGCCCGCAACAAAATTAGGTAGTGTAGCCCATAAACTATCTAAAGTAGCTTTTACATTAGCGGGCCCATAAAGTCCTCTTGGATCTAGTTTAGCTGCTGCTACTGCGTCTGTTGGAAAAGTACTAGTTCTTTTAATAACAACATTTTCTTTTAGTGCTGCTATAACATTACTTATAGCATTTTTTGCATTGCCATCTGTTAAATAAATGTTGGTAAAATCTCTTATCTGATCAAAAGAGTATAGCACAGCAGGCATTTTATTACTAGCTATTACCGAAGTTCCAAAAAATGAATATAAACCATATCCAAATACTGTTATTGGTGAATCGCTGGTATCATAGTAAGCTTGTTGTATAGCTGCTATTAAATTATTGCCATCTCTAACTGTATAGTCATGATCATAGCTGTCATTTAAGTATAGTGTATTTAATCCTTCATTGACAATACTACTCCATATAGTATCGCCTGTAATAACAGGATAGTAGTTAACTTTATCATATGCAGCTGATCGACTAACTTGACTGCTAATTGTAACTCCACTTTTAAATTTAAAGTTAGATATTAGTGCAGTAAATAGTGCATTTACTGTTAGATAGGCGACACTTGTTGCACCACCTATGCTGCTTAATGCCAAGATACTAGTTCTCATAGTATCCCAAGAATATAATACAGCAGGCATTTTTTGGTAATCAATTACCAAACTACCATCAGTGTTATACAAACCCCTTACAAAATCAAACATATATTGCTCGTTGCTGTAAATCAGAGTTTTTTCTAGTGCTACAAGTAAGGTTCCTGCATCTCTTCTTGTATATGCCTCATCAACATCTGTCCAAGTAAGTTCATATCCTCGAGTTTGCAGTGCTGTCCACATAGTATTTATTATACTATCGTGTGAAGCTTTAAGCTGTGTGACAAAATCTCTGGTAGCTAGTGAAGTACTATCATTAAT